CGAAAGCAAAAGACATGGGTGCTAAAGGACCACAAGATGCCGGAAAATTGGAAGCGGCTCCAAAGCCAAAGAAAGGCGAGTAATTAATGGCGTTCTTACAAGAACAATTATCTTTTGATGCGGCTCAAGTAGTACTTGAGAATGAGGCTGGCGACGATGGCAAGAAGTCACTTTACATGAAAGGCCTTTGCATCCAAGGTGATGTTAAAAACGCAAACCAAAGAATTTATCCAGTCAACGAAATCTCAAACGCAGTAAAAACGTTAAAAGAGCAAATCGGCGGTGGATACAGTGTGTTGGGTGAGTTAGATCATCCAGACGACTTAAAAATTAACCTAGACCGTGTTAGTCACGTCATCACAGATGTATGGATGGAAGGTGCTAACGGGTATGGAAAGTTAAAAATACTCCCGACCCCAATGGGTACGTTAGTTGAGACTATGTTGAGTAACGGAGTGAAACTAGGTGTCTCGAGCAGAGGTAGCGGAAACGTTAACGAAGCAAACGGACATGTAAGTGATTTTGAAATAGTAACTGTTGATGTTGTAGCACAACCAAGTGCTCCTGATGCTTATCCGACTGCAATATATGAAGGTTTACTTAATATGAAAGGCGGCGATAAGTTACTGGAAATAGCGGCAGATGCTAAAGAAAGTATCACAGCACAACGATATCTTAAGGAGGGTGTTATAGCCCTTATTAAGGATCTTAAAATATAGGAGAAATCGATGCTAGATGCAATGAAACCCTTGCTTGATAGCGAATTGGTAAACGAAGACACACGCCTTCAAATCCAGGAAGAATGGGATAAGAAGATGGACGAAACTCGCGAATCAGTTAGAAGTGAACTTCGTGAGGAGTTTGCTCAACGTTACGAGCATGATAAAGAAACTATGGTGGAAGCACTTGATCGCATGGTATCCGAAAGTCTAGAAACCGAAATTCAAGAAGTTATTGCTGAGAGAGAACAACTTGCCGAAGATCGTGTTAAATTTAATCAGAAAATGACAGAAACTAGCAATAAATTTTCGCAATTTATGGTTACAAAATTATCTGAAGAAATTAAAGACTTAAGAGAAGACAGAAAAATCCAAGCAGAAAGTATTAACAAACTTGAAGATTTTGTAGTTAAAGCATTAGCAAAAGAAATTAACGAATTTGCCGAAGACAAGAGAGATTTAGTTGAAAGTAAAGTTAAATTAGTTGCTGAAGCGAAAGCAAAACTAGAAGAACTTAAAGAGAGTTTCGTAGAAACTAATACTAAGAAACTTGAAGAAACTGTTGCCACGCGTCTAGAAGACGAATTATCACAACTTCAAGAAGATATTAAGGTTGCTCGCGAGAACAACTTTGGTCGTAGAATTTTTGAGGCATTTGCTACTGAATTCACAGGTACACACCTTAATGAAAACGCAGTAGTACGTGAACTTAAAGATGAAATTGAAACCCGTGATAGTAAGTTAGCGGAAGCAAAAGAAACGTTAGAAAAAGCAAAAGTACTAGTTGAGTCAAAAGATGCAGAAGTTAAAAGACTTGTAGAGTCAAATGAACGTACTCAAGTTATGGATGATTTACTTGGACCTCTAAATGCAGAGAAAAGAGAAGTTATGACAAATTTACTTGAAAATGTGCAAACTTCTAGATTACAACAAACTTTTGAAAAGTACTTACCGGCAGTTCTTGCTAATAAATCAGTAGTTGCGGAAGCAAAAACTGAGAAAAAACAATTAGTTGAGAGTAACGGTAACAATGTAACAAAAAAGAAAAAAGATCCCTATAGCGATAGTATCGACAATATAGTTGATATCCGTCGTCTAGCAGGTCTTTAATTACTGATATAAAAGGAGAACAAAGAATGTCAGAACAATTAACAGAAGGTCGTTGGTCGGAGACTAAAGATGCCTTGCTAGAGGGTCTACAAGGAACTAAAAGATCAACAATGGGTGTTATCTTAGAGAATACTAAGTCATACCTTTCGGAAGCGGCGTCAACAGGTGCAACTGCATCAGGCAACGTTGCTACATTAAATCGTGTAATTCTTCCAGTTATTCGAAGAGTTATGCCTACAGTTATTGCTAACGATATCGTTGGTGTACAACCTATGGCTGGTCCAGTTTCGCAAATTCATACACTACGTGTACGTTATGCTGAGACTTTAAATGCTACAGGTACTGCAAACGATACTACAGCAGGCGATGAGGCACTTAGCCCATTCCAAATTTCAACTGCATACTCGGGTGATGGTACTGCGGGCGATGCGGCTGGTACATCGGCTATGGAAGGCGACGGTGGTCGTGGTATTAGTGTACAGCTATTAAAACAAGCTGTTGAAGCTAAAACTCGTAAGTTACAAGCACGTTGGACGTTTGAAGCGGCACAAGATGCTAATTCACAGCACGGTATCGACGTTGAAGCAGAAATTATGGCGGCACTTGCTCAAGAAATTACTGCTGAAATCGATCAAGAGATCCTTGCTTCACTAAGAGCATTAGCGGCAACTGAATTTACATACGATCAAGCATCTGTATCTGGTACAGCAACGTTTGTTGGTGATGAGCATGCGGCACTTGCTGTTTTAATTAACAGAACTGCTAACTTAATCGCACAACGTACACGTCGTGGCGCTGGTAACTGGGCTGTTGTTTCGCCACAGGCACTAACAGTACTACAATCAGCAACTACTTCTGCGTTTGCACGCACAACTGAAGGTACATTTGAAGCACCAACTAACACTAAGATGGTTGGTACACTAAACGGTGCTATGAAAGTATACGTTGATTCATATGCGTCAGATAGTACTTCAGTACTAGTTGGTTATAAAGGCTCAAGTGAAAGTGATGCGGCGGCATTCTACTGCCCTTACATCCCACTAATGAGTAGTGGTACTGTACTAGATCCTAGTACTTTTGAGCCAGTAGTTTCATTCATGACACGTTATGGTTATGTTGAACTAACTAACTCAGCAAGTTCATTTGGTAACGCAGGCGACTACGTTGGTGAAGTTGCAGTTTCTAACTTGTCTTTCTCTTAATACAGAAAGTTAGTTATTAACTAAGAAAAACCCACCGAAAGGTGGGTTTTTTGTGATTGCAAAACCAATAGAAAAAAGGAGAATCTAGGAGTTAAAAAACTATTGGTTGATTGACATTATACTAGTGTTTTTTATATTTGTGTTATTTATTTGATGAAGCTCGGCGCAAGAAACTTAACATAAAACAATTCTCAAAACCAAAATAACTATTTTGGTAATAAATACGTATATTATCTTTAAGTAAAAGTATATGGATTTTTTAACATTTGTTGGCGACGTAGGATTTCCGATTGCGGGTGCGGTAGCCGCAGGATACTTTGTATTTTTAACTATTAAGTTTATATTAGCCGGTGTAACCGGTGGCGTCAATGGTTTAAAAAACATTATTGGTGCACTAGATAACAGAGTGCAAACAATGAATAACGACTTAGTCAAGATCGACGCATTATTAAGTCATGTAGTTGGAGTTAAACCAAACATAGATAGACTTGCCGCAAACGAAGGTAAAGAAGACGCACGAAGGGACTAAAAATGACAGAAGAATTAGCGGCACAAATTAATCAATACGGTTTTCCAATAATAGCCGCAATGGGGCTCGGCTACTTCGTTTTCTATATATGGAAATGGGTAACAACAGATGTTAAACCGGTGCTTGGTCAATCGCAAAAAACACTAATTAAATTAGTAGACAGAATTAGAATGCTAGACAACGATATGATACGGTTAAACACAAAATTACAAATGGTACTTGAGATGCGTAATAAGGGGCAATTAGACCTAGACACTCAAAGTAGTGAAGACTTAGAGGAGATAATAAATCGCTATGCGTCTAGAAGTGAAAACTTTGATCAAGATCCTAGTAGGCATAATAAGCCTGAATAGTTTTGCAAATGATCTAGTATTTGAATTCAGTAATCCATCATTTTCGGGTGTAGGACAATCGCAACATTTTCTGTCAATTGAACAGTTGCAATTTCAACGAACTAAAGACAGGAAAGATAAAGCAGATTCGGACGCTCGTACTGCCGCTCGCGAAGAAGCAAATGAAACTATTAATAAGTTTATTAAAAACGTAGAATCGCGTATTTACGCACAGATATCAAAGCAAATGGTAGACAACATGTTTACTAATGAAGGCGACACATCGGGTACTGCAAATTTAGACGGTGCAACAATTTATTGGGTAAAGGATTTAACAACAGAAACAATTACGATTCAGATTACCGAAGACGACGGCACATTCACTGAATTAACTGTTCCATTAAACGGGTTTGGGTTCTAATGGAATATAGTATTTTAGCAATATTAGCAGTTTGTTTACTAAGTGGGTGTACTACAACTGGATTAAATCCCGAAGTAGTTTCTGACCCTCCAAAAGTATTTAAATCGCAAGTCGACGACAGACTACTTAAACTCCCACGTTTAGATGCGCCAGTAATGACTATTGCACTGTACGAGTTCAAAGATGAAACAGGACAACGAAAACCGAGCCAAAAGTTCTCACAGTTGTCGACTGCTGTTACACAAGGTGCTCATAATTGGGTAATCGATGCCCTGCAACGTGCAGGTCGCGGAGACTGGTTCCAAGTTATTGAAAGAGTAGGACTTAACAGTCTAGTTAAAGAAAGACAACTAGCAAAATCAAGTTACGACCAGTACGACAATAATAAAAACAAACCGAAACTTAAACCACTAAAACTTGCTGGACTGATTCTCGAAGGCGGCATAGTTGGTTACGATGCAAATTTAGTAAGTGGAGGTAGTGGATTAAGATATTTTGGAATCGGTGGCGATACCCAATATAGAACTGATCAAGTAACTGTAAGTATGCGACTTGTATCAGTAAACACTGGCAAAGTGTTGCTAACAGTTAATACAAGTAAAGCAATTGCTAGTGTAAAAGACGACTTTAATGTGTTTAGATTCTTCGACTTAGGAACTAAAGCATTTGAGTTAGAAACAGGTTCAGCAACAAATGAACCAACAAGTGTTGCAGTTAAATCAGCAATAGACCAAGCAGTTATTGATATGATCTATAAAGGTGAAAATCAAGGACTGTGGTCATTTGAAAGCGACATTTACATAATAGAGGAGAATAAAGATGATAATAAAGATGTATAGCATATATGTATTGTTTTTTGTACTTGTCTTAGTTGTTTGGCCAGTAAACAGCAATGATATTTACATAACACAAGCAGGCGATAGTTTAGATTTAGATATCACACAAGATGGGCAAGATAACCAAGTAGGCACTTCTACAACCGGCGCAACACTAAATGGCGACAATATGACATTTAGTATTACTCAAACTGGTAGTTACAACACAATAGCCGCAGTAATTAAAGGAGCGACATACACAGGTACGTGGGCGTTTACTGGGTCAAGTAACGAAGTTGATTTAAAATGTAGTTCAACATCGGCAGGCGATTGTGATAGTGTTACACTTAATATTACTAATACAGGCGACAGTAACGATTATACGTTTGAAATAGGCGAAACTTCGGGCAGTGATAACTCTGTTGTTAATTTCACTGTCGACGGTGATAACAATATTATAGAGAGTACAATCAATGGTGCTTCGACTGCACTAACAGTTGTTTTAGACAACTCGAGTTCGTTATCGACTAATAGTGCTAACAACGACGAAGGTGTAGCAATTACAACTTCGCAAAGTGGCGACGGCGATTCAATAGGACATACTATTGACTTAGATGTAACTGGCGGTGGTGGAACTATTGACATTACACAAAGTGGAATCTACGACAACACTGTTGATATGACTATAGTTGGCGATGACTTTGATGTGGACATTACTCAAAGCGATTAGTATTGTTTTAGTAGCATCATTTGCTTATGCTCAAAAAGCAGGTGATGTTATCGAACAACGTGGTGTCACTAACGTCGAAAGAGACAAACACGAGTTTGAATCCATTAGTAAGGATTTTGATATAAACTCCATGGATACTGTACGAACACGCAATGGTCGTACAGCAATTCAATTTTTGGACGAGACAAGAGTTGATATAACCGAAAACTCCAAATTAATAATAGATAGTTTTGTTTATGATCCAAATAAGAAAACAGGTGGACTTAGTTTCGAAGCGAGTTTCGGGACTGTAAGATATGCTAGTGGGCAAATAGCAAAGAACTCGAGACGTAACGTAAGAATCAAAACTCCTACAGCAGTAATAGGTGTAAGAGGAACAGACTTCTCAATGACTGTTGATGAGTTTGGGGGAAGTATGGTTACACTGTTGCCGAGTTGCAATACAAGCGGAGATTGCTTAGTTGGCGAAATATCAGTAACAAGCGACGTCGGCACAGTAATACTTAACCAAGCCTTTCAAGCAACTATTGTACCGACTCGGATGCATATTCCACTTAAACCAGTGCTACTTGATTTAACAGAATTTGATATATTAGGTTTGTTGGTGAGAAAAATACCAGTAGAAATAGACGAAGCATCGGAAAGCGATAGAGCAAAACAGTTAGCAGACTTTTTAGGAATAGACTACTTGAAATTTGATGGATTGGACAAAGACGAATTAGCATTAGACGACAAAGAAGTTTGGTACACCGATTTAGATATCGATTTTCTGTCTAATGTATTTTTGATAGACATTTTAGATGTGCTTAATAAGCAGTTAGCAAAACAAATGCGTAGTGAATTTGATAAGAAATCGCCGCCATTTATTGGCAAAGACGAAGAGACAGGATTAGAACTCTACGACCAAACAACTAATTGGTTATTTAGAAGAGATAGCGGCAACCATATAACCGAATTAAAATTAGATAAAGATCACGGGTATAACATCAACTTAAAACAAGATGCTATAGAATTTTATGATTTACAAGTAGGTGAGGGGAATAACAATGAAATTGAAATTATTCAAATACAGTAGTATTTTATTATTATCGTTTAGTGTACATGCAAATACATTAACTATATCGTTTACTGGCAACAGTGGAACAACAAATATATTACAAGATGGGCAAGATAATTCGATTATATCAACTGTTTCTAATTACAACAGTGGTAGTATTAACTATCAACAAACAGGTAACTATAATTCAATTGATGTTGATGTTACTGGAGGAAGTGGTACTGGCTCGTATTTGAATGTTTACCAAAACGGATCAGATTCGTATTCTGCTGATTTGATATGTTTACAATCGTGGTGTGGGTTGACAGTTAGTCAATAAATACTGCTATGAAATATTTGACACACTGGGCAACTGCTCTAATTACATTAGTAGTAATAAGTATTTTGGGTTGGAGTGACCCGTACTTAAAACAAACAGCAAGATTAAAGTCATTTGATTTAATTCAACAATACGACGAACCGGTTAAATCAAGTAACATTGTTGTTGTTGAAATTGACGAAGCAACAATAGAAAAAAATGGACAGTGGCCTTGGTCTCGCGAAGTAATTGGTAATTTAGTTTGGGACTTAGCAGATGCAGGTGCTAGAACTATTGTACTTCCTATACTTTTTTCAGAAAATGATAGATTTAATCAAGACGAATACCTTGCAGGATCTCTAACAAGTAATCAAACGATTATTGCACAAGTAGGAACTACACAAACAAACAAAAACGCAGTACCGCGGGGTGTTAGTAAAATTGGCGACCCTATGCCTTGGTTGTATGAATGGCCCGGTATGTTAGGTCCTATTCCTGTTCTAGGCATAAATGCTGGCGGTGTCGGTGTTATTAATACTGCACCGGAGATTGACGGTGTAGTAAGACGTGTTCCGTTAATAGTAAAAGTGGGCGATAAAACGTATCCATCAATAGCAATGGAAACAATTCGTGTAATGGCAGGTGATCCTAGTTATCAAGTTAAAACTCAAGAAGGCGGTATTACAGCAATGCGTATCCCATCTTTTAAAACAATTGAGACAGATGCGTTCGGAAGAATATGGTTAAGGTGGAACAAAGAGTTCAACAGTATTAGTGCAAGTAAAAGTATAGAAGAGTTTAATAAATTAGTTGCTGGCAAAGTTGTGATTATTAGTTTAACAGCAGAGGGTTTAAGTAATGTAATTGCTACACCAAAAGGCGAAGCATATAGTCACACTCCGATTGCTACAAGTTTACAAACAGTAATAAGTGGTGAGAATATTGTAAGAAAACCAGAGGCTACGTTCATAGAATTTGTGTCAGCAGTAGCACTAGGTCTACTATTAATAATTCTTGCAACAAAAACTCCTTATTGGTTAGCAGGTATTGTAATTGTACTTATTCCGACTGCTAGTGTATTTGGGTCGCATTATTACTTTGTAAACTATTTGCAGTTATGGGACTGGAGTTGGATTGTATTTGTAACAACTATAGTTGGATTCCATGCTATCTTTAATAGGTTTGTAAAAGAGTTTTTCGAAAAGCAAAAAATTAAAAAACAATTCGAAGGGTATACATCGCCGGCAGTTGTTAAATTATTACAAAACGATCCAGACTTAATTAAAAAAGGAACCAAAAAAGAAATTTCAATTTGTTTTTCGGACTTAAGAGGCTTTACCCCGTTGGGCGAGTCATTTGGCGACGATGTAAAAGGACTTACAGAAATAATGAACGGGTACATGGATGCAATTTCGCAACCTATATTAGATAATAATGGAATGATAATAAAGTATATCGGCGACGCAAGTATGCATATACATAATGCACCAATAGAAGATTTAGATCATGCATATACTTCTGTAAAAACTGGACTCGAAATGTTACACGCAGTAGAGAAATTTAATGACAAAATTGTAGCAGAAGGTCGCCCACCTGTGGGCATGGGCGCTGGTATTAACACTGGACTTGGCTACATTGGCGAAATGGGTAGTACTAAGCGACATAGTTACGATGTATTAGGCGACGCTGTGTCAACAACAGCAAGATTAGAATCACAGTGTAAAAATTATGGTGTATTATTAATTGTAGGACCGGAAACTAAGCAACGCACAGAACTTGATTTCTTTTATCTTAAACTCGATGATTTAGCAGTTAAAGGAAAGAATGTTGGGCTTGACATTTACACTGTGTTCGAAGGAACATCGGATCCGCAATGGGCCAAAGACAAAGAACTTCATAACAAAATGCATCAATATTATCGTAACCAAGATTTTGTTAAGGCAATTACGATATGTAATAAACTACACAAGTGTTTTGATGGTAAAATGGCGGGTTACTATACAATGTGGATTGACAGATGTAAATTCATGCAAACCCAACATTTACCTAAAGATTGGGACGGGATATTTAGAGCTACATCTAAATAGTGCAGGTATTCGGATATATCTTACGGTGTGATTTATTCTAATTACTGGTAAATAGATATAACGTTAATTTTAATCGGTAATATGACAACGTGTAATAAGAAAGATTGCTACTTTACAACTACACTTATAGTAATATTATCTGTGGTAAATGTAGCCCTCTTGCTTATAATTTTTTAGGTAAACAAAATAAATAAAAATAATCCAGCATTACGTCAAGAGGGGGCATATAATGGAAAGTAGAGTTGTTAGTCTTGAAACACAAATTGCATTATTGCAAAAAGATATAGCGGAGTTACGAACAAAATCGTACGAGTTACCCGCATGGTTTAAAAAATCGGCAATCACAGTAGTGGGAATGCTTTTCCTACAATTGTCATCTACTATATGGTGGGCGGCAGAAATTACAACTAATCTTACAAATTTAGAAAAGAATGTGCAATCAAATTCAAATTTTAGAATGGAGTTTCCTAAGTTACATAGCGAATCTATGGTTGAGTTGCAACGTATTAGGTCGGATCAAGGGCATTTGAGTAGTATGATTACAGAGGTTAAGAATAAACTACGTTATGTTGATATTACTTCGCAACACACAGACGTATCAAAATAAGAAATTAAATAAATATAAATGCTTACTAATGGGTAGTAAGTTTATGCAGTATTAACCCACTGCGTAGTGATTAAAACCCACATTAAACTCATAAGGAGAAAACAAATGGGAAGACCTCTTAAAAAGAAATTTTTCGGTAACAGAAACACAGACGGATCTGGACTAGGCGGCGAAGGCGTTGCAAGCGTTACACTAGGCGGAGTTAATAACTCGACTGGATACACAACAGGTGATGCAGTAACTTTTAGTGCTCCGGATTTAGCAGACGGAACTACAGCAACTGGTACAGTTGTTGCAACTGCGGGCGTAATTGATAGTATTACAATTACAAATGCAGGTAAAGGTTATACATCTGCACCAACTGTAACAGCACCAACTGGTACAATTGGCACATTAACACTTACCGCAGTAGTTACGACTAGTAATCAAAATGCTATTACATTCTCATCATTTGTAACAGGTGGATCAAACCAAACAGATGGCGATATTGTTAAGCAAACTGGTGCTAGAACCTTTATGGTTTCGAACAGCGATGGCGACCAAAAATGTAAGTTAGTAGCAAAAACACCTAACACAGCAGGCGAAATGATGGTAAATGCAACTGATTCAACAGGTGCAACTTATTATGTTACTAAGATTTCCGGACGTAAAGCAACTCTAACACAATATGGCGGAGGAGCACACGAATTTACAGACGGCACAGCAGTACGTTGGACCCTAAGCTCGCCGACACTAGATACAACAGTACAACTGGATAATGGCTAATTAACCTTTAGTTAAACACTAAAGAATCCCCTTAATTGGGGATTTTTTGTGACTAAATTAAAAGCATAAATAGTAATAATTAAATTTTCTATTAGTATTATGGCTACATTTAAGAACACTAGCGGCGATTACACATTAACAGCAAATGACGGAAACGGTACTATTACTTTACGAGGTGATTTAGTAGTAACAGGTACATCAACTTCGGTAGATGAAACTAACTTATCAGTTGAGGATGCGCTCATTACACTTAACAACGGCGAAGCTGGCGCAGGTGTTACTGCTGGCACAGCAGGATTAACTGTCGATAGAGGCTCTTCAACAAATGCTAGATTACTTTTCGACGAAAGCGACGATCTTTGGAAACTCGACACTGGAAGTGGATCGTTAGCAAACATTTTAACAGGAGCTGGAACCACAGGATTATCGAATGTTGTTGATGATACAACTCCGCAGTTAGGTGGCGATTTGGATATTAACGGAAATAGTATTACATCTGTCTCAAACAATAATGTAGTTGTGGCGCCGCACGGAACAGGAACACTACGTTTGGATGCAGAATTAGAATTAGAAATTCAAGCAAGCGATCCAGGCGGCAATGCAGGGTACAATCATGTATATGCTAAGGCAAACGGCACAGGTGGATCGGGTGTGTTCTTTCAGAACGCTGATGGAACAGTAGACGAGTTAGTTAGTAAAACCAAAGCAATGGTATTTGGGTTAATTTTTTAGGAATAAAATATGGCAATAGCAACACATCAGAACACAACAACAAATGCAGAAACTGTGTACACAAGTACTAATAGTACTGCGATAACAATGTTATCATTGTGTAACACTTCGGCAAGTGCAGTAGTAGTAGACTTAAATGTAGTTCCAAGTGGTGATTCAGTTGGCGATGATAACTTAATGTTAAGTAGTTTGTCGATTGCGGCAGATGATACTTACGTTATATATAGCGGCGGCGAGAAACTATTATTAGACAATGGTGATTTTATTAGTGTAACTTCCGATACAATAAATGTACTCACAAGTATTACAAGTTATTCGACAATCTAATAATGGGCCGCTTTGTTAAGAACTTTGCAATCACTACAGGAAGTACAGCATTAGGTATTCCAACAGGTTCAAGTACTGATAGACCTACTGATCCTAAGTTTGGACAATTGCGTTTTAACTCAACTGTTAGTGGAATGGAGTTCTACAATGGAACTTCGTGGTTATCGTTACTTAACACAGCGACAAATAGTAGTGTTACAGTAGATGAGTTTACCGGCGACGGTACAACAACAGTCTTTACAATGACAAACCAAGAAAACACAGCAACTGATTTGCTTGTGTTTATGGGTGGAGTTTATCAAACTCCAACTGCACATTACACAGTTGACGGAAGTTATGACATTACATTTACATCAGCACCGCCAAATACAGTGTCGGTGCATGTTGTTTATGGGTTTAACAATGCAGGTAGTTAAAGATGGCAACAAATAAAATACCAGGAGATATGCTTAGTGACAACCTTGCTAGAACAAGTAATTTAGCAGTTGACACAGATACTCTTTATATTGATGTTACAAACGACAGAGTTGGCGTAAATACAAACACGCCTACTAAAAGTTTAGAAGTTGACAACGTAACTATTGAAGGTAGTGAAATAAGATCAAAAAGTGGTGCGTTAGATTTAGGAGCAACATCTGATATTACTATCAGCGGAGGTACAAACAATTATGTACTAATAACAGATGGAAATGGTGTTCTAAATTGGTCAAGTCCTAGTAGTATTGGCATTAACGGAAGTGTAGTTGAATTGGGAACACCAACTGATACATCTTTATATCCAGTTGGTGCAATTAATAATTGGCAAACAACTACGTTAGTTACAGATGCTATTGATGATTTAAATGAATTATCTGCAAATATGATTAACGATACTGCTGTTGCTAATATTGATTTTACAGCAGACATTACAAGCGGCGGCGAAGGATCAACAGTTACGCTAACTATTACCGCAGATGGGAATCCTACAAGATACGATATTAATTGGGGAACCGGCGAAAGTGCTACAACGGGAACAACAGATTCTACGCCATCCCATACATATAACGATAACAGTAATTCGCCATTTACTGTAACTGTCACTGCATACAATCACAACGGGTCGGGAACTGGAAGTAGTGTAAGTAAAACACGCATTGACTACATACTAATTGCTACAGCAGATCCGGTAGTTGGGTTTGACGTGTATGATGCTATTAGTGGTGGAAGTACAATTACGTTTAGTGATAGTGGCGAAACAGTTTACTTAGAAAACACAACAACAAATTCAGCAAGTGCTACGGTTGACTTCGATATTGATTGGGGTGATAGCAGTAGCGACAATAATATTACAAATGCAGATGCCGGCGGCGTAGGTGGCGGAAGACTAGCACATACATATACTAACGCTAGCGAAACAGATAGCAGTTACACCATCGATGTAGAGTTACAAGCACACAATACATGCGAACAAAGTATATTACCACTTAATAGCACACAGACACATTTAGTATACAGCACACATACCCCATCGTTTACAACTACAACATTAAGAGGAGTAAATGAAGAATCAACAAGTGGGCATCCGGTTACATTTACAAACACAACCGAGACATCTGTCGGAAGTTATGCAACATTTGGTAATCAGTATGTGTGGGATTTTGACTATACAACACAGACAATAAATGTTGGGTCAGGAAGTGCAGGCGATACTAGTCAAAATATATCAAGAACATTTAGTTTATCAAGTGCCCAACAATCTGCGGGTACAACTGTTACGTTTCCGATAGACTTAACACTTAATACTAGTCATGCATCAAGTCCATTTACTGCATCGAGTGTGAATGTTATTGTAGAACCAGATGTAAGAGCAAATATTACTGGAACAGCAATTACTGTAAGTGATAAAACCGGCGATGACCAGTACGACATTTACGATGGAACGGATTTGGATGGTGTTAACAGAGCATTAGTAAGACTTACTAATACATCGCAAAACGCAGACGACTATGTTTATGATTGGGATGACACAGGTAGCGATGACACAGTAACCGAAGATGGTGCTAGTGCAGGCTCAATTGGTGCAACTATTAATCACGATTACAGTGGGGAATCAATTGGTAATCACACAGTTACATTTACATCCAATGGCACACCGGATACTATTGCACAAACAGATTCAGAAACACTAACATTCCAATTAAACAGTGTACCATCGGCACCACAAGGGTTAAGTAGTTATAATATTACATTAGCAGATTCACACCAAGGAACAAGTCCGTTATTGTGTGCAACTGCTACAGATAACAGCGATACAAGTCCGCTTAGTGCAGGAGCAAGTTTAACAACAACAACCGCTAGAAGATACACAAGTGGAACAATTGACACAAGCACTGTAAACAATTCGTACAACGGTGCAAGTGGAACATTAAGTGCTGTTGTTAATGGTGTTGCGCAAGGTAGTAAAACATTTAGCACTACAGAAAACGAAACGGGTACATATACAAGTTTAGTAATCACACAGCAAGGTGATGCACACGATACAGTAAGTTCGAGTACATATCCTAGTAACTTTTATCAAACGTTTGATGCAAATATTACACAAGCACTTACGAGTTACAGTGTTGGTATAAACGACCAAAGATTAGAACACAATGCAACCGGTAATACAAATTACGTAGCAGTTGTGTATGATGATATAACATCAACTCCAAGTCTTAGTACTGGTACATTAAGCGAAGGAACAAGTGGAACAAAACGATATATTTCGGGTATACCGTACTACAATACCGGAAGTCCAACTGTAACATTAAGTGGTATTGAAGTAACTAATTTTACCGGACAAGCATACCAAAATACAACAAGTCCATTTACAGTTGCAAGTGGAACAAATGCTGAGAGCACATCAAGTAGTGCTATTAGTACACAGAACTACACATATGCAGATATTGACGGCGGGACAACGTTCTTAAATAGTGGAATTCCTGTTGCTAACACCGGTGTAGGAACAGCATACATGTTAGGCGATATAGATGTAGATATAACATCAAGTAGTGTTAGAACCGTAGAACAGATTAAATTTAGAGCAAAAAATGCAAACGGCACCGGAAGTTATACAGATAACTCGACTAAGTTGCAAGTACATACTGCTTCGCAAAGTGGTATAAGCGAGATAGCAATTGCAGTTAGTGATAGTTTGGGTGCAACGTACGACGACGATGGTGTACGAGTATTTGACTTTAGTGCCGATACAACAGACACACCTAGTTTCAACGGAGCAACAAACTTCTACACAAACGATGTTTATACTGAAAGTTCGGATCCGGGTGTAAGCGGAACAAAAGAAGCAACTATACGCTTAGGTGTGCTCGAACATAATACAACGGATTATAGCACTGGATACCTGCCGGGTGGCCCGGACAGAAGTGCAGATACAGGAACACAGTATTTTACGTTTGCATTTAGAAGAACAACAATGGCAAACTTTGATATTAATATTGTATCAAGTAGTGGAATTAGCGGATTGTTTATAGCATCTCCGGGTACTGATATCGATGATGCTAGCGGATTAAATGGCTGGCTAGACACAAGTTTGCAATATGCTGGTGCAGGTATACC